ATACAATTATACACTATAATATGTAGTCGTTAAACCCAATAATTGCTATTCCAATTGGTGGAATATTATTAGAACCATATCCTGGTATCTGAACGGAAATAAACTTTATTCTAAAAGGAAGCTTTTGTTCTATTAAAACAACTTGTTTACTTTTTTTAATTTTAAAAGTTTTATGTCTATCTGTATTTAGTATTTTTACTGATGCCATTAGTCTGTTACATCTTCAAGGATAATCATGCTACCCTGAGCAACAGTCCAAACTAGACCTGGACTGGTTAGCTGAATATCGAAGATATCTCCTGTTTGTAAGATATGGGATTGCTCCGAAGTTATAAAGGTTGTAAAATATCCAGGGAGTTCATCAATTTCTGGTGCTGGAGTAATTGTAAAAATTAACTCTGCATTATCAGTTATCACTACTGGCACTACTGGATTATTAGGACGCTTAACTTTCATAGAAATATCCCAAAGACTTAGATCTAATGGTGCTCTTGCATCATCGGTTACATATGCCTTAAATGATGCGGTATCTCCACGAACCATTGTCCAAGATACAAATGGTGGAGTTGCTCCAACAGCATGTGCATTTCTAGAGTTTCTTGTAGTGGCCATACATAGATTATACCATAACAATATGAACGTTTATTTATGTAGAAATACACAATAATTCAAATAATGATATAATTATATAGACGACACCCTTAAACAAGGTGTTTTTGTCTTATATAGGAGGTAGCAAAATGTATAGAAAAATTGCTGCAATAGGTGCTGCTGCACTTATGTTAACAGGTTGTGTTTCACCTGAAAGCTCGGAGGCTTTTCAAGCAAGCACTGCTTTTCAGAAGACCCAAACTTCTGGGAATATGATTGAAGTAATGCGAGTAAAAAATAATTTGCAGATTAAGGCAATGGTGCTTTCTGCTAATACTCAAAAAATTAAAAAAGTTGTTTCTGAATTAAAATCCAGAGTTGGAAAAACTTGGTATGTATTTTCTGGTGCAACACCTTCTGGATGGGATTGCTCGGGTCTTACCATGTGGGGATATAAACAAATAGGAATTAGTCTAAAACATAGAGCTTCTCAGCAACAAGATGCAGGACAAATAGTTAAATCCCCAAAACTTGGGGATATTGTTGTTTTTAAGTACAAAGGCAATAAGTCTGCATATCACGTTGGGATCTATGCAGGTAATGGTAAGATGATCCATGCTGGTAAGCGTGGAGAGCTTACAGCTATTACCTCAATAAGCAAGTTTGCTGGAGGCTACTCAAATGTTAGTTTTGTCAGAATCTTGGATACTATCTAGATCCCATTTATGTAATGGGCAGTCTGCATGTAATAATTTTGTTTTTGCATTCATAATGCATCCACATTCTTTACATTGATTAGTAATTGGTATTAATCTTGGACATGTCTTGCAAATTTCAAAGCGTCTTTTAGACTCTTCTTCAGTAGCCCACTCACTATTAGGGTTTATCATATCCCATGGACGAGTATCTCCAAGCTTTTCTTTATATTTTTGCCATGCTGATTTTTCTATCATAGTGAAAGTATAACAGAGTGCTAACTTCTTTTAATTTGAATTTCATCTATGGTATAACCTTGATTATACTCAGATGGGATGACTGTAAGTCCAAATACTGGAGTAACTGTTACACCAGTTGGAGTATATATTAGATCTGAACCAATCTGAGTAACCATTGATGAATCGCTATATGCTGATACTGTAAGTTGACTTCCAGATGTTTTAATTTTTAATGCTGATGCTAGAGTTCCAATGGACCACTGAGCTATTGTAGATACTGTATTTGCTGCTGATTGGATTAATCTTAAATATTGTGGATAACACGTATCGCAGGCTGCAAATGGTCCCTGAGTATCTGACTGAGTTATGGTACATGAAAAATAATAATAGGTTCCCGTATTTTTTGTAGATGGAGAATATGATGAACAATTTGTATATGGTGTAGATGAGGAACACCAGGTATATGATGAATTGCAATTTCCCTGACTATGTGCATTACAAATAATTCCACCATTTGTTTTACTATAACTCCAAGTTGAACAAGGTCCTTGATTATAAGTACCCTCGCAATTCATGCTATATGCATTACAAGTGCTACCACTAGAATATGTTGCACAGTTTACACCATTGTATGTTCCAGCATTTTGACCTGTACAAGTTCCTGTGGCATAAGAATAATTAGTGTTGTAGTAATAAGTACAGTTACAGTCTTCTGGTTTCTGTACTAGTCCAAGTGCCCACCAATTGCCTGAATCTGTTACCCATAGTGATGCTGCAGTCCCCTGTGTAATTCCATAAAGATCAATCTCATTGTTAGTAGTTGTTAAATTTTGTGTAACCATTGGGTAATTTGCATCTACTCCAACTGCTGCATTATTTAATATTTTAAAAGATCCACGAATAATATTCCATAAAGATCCATCTGATGATGTGCCTAATCCAGTAACTGTATTTGCACGATTAAAGGTATCTCTGAATATTTTTCTACCCTGAGATAATGTTGATCCCAAAAAGAGTCTCATCAGCTAACCAAGTCTCCACCTAGTAACCATGTATCTGTTCCTATTTTAATTATTGATGCCATCGACCATTGAGCACGAGTTTTATTTCCAGGAGTATAATTTAAAGTACCGCCAGCAGGTCCAGTTACAGTTATTTGGCCAAGACCTGCCTGGGTAAAGTTTATTGTTGAACCAATTGGCAGAGCAACCGAAGTATTAGTCGGTATAGTTAAAGTAACTGGCGGTGTTGAGGTAAAGTAAGATAGCTGATTATTGTCAGAGATAGCTAATGTATAAGTTGGTCCAGTTACTGTATTGATAGATGTGGTTGTTGGTGCTGATGCTCCTGTAGGACCTGTTGGACCTGTTACCGTACTTGCAGCACCACTAGGTCCAGTTGGTCCTGTTGATCCAGTTGGACCTATAGATCCTGTAGGGCCTGTTGGCCCACTTGATCCTGTTGGACCAGTTGCACCATTAGAGCCTATAATTCCGTTAGTTCCTGCAGGTCCTGTAGGTCCAGTAGGTCCAGTTACAGTACTCGCTGCACCAGTTGGTCCAGTTGGACCTATAGATCCCTTATCACTAAATATTGTCCAGAACTGAGTCAGGGTATCTGGAGTGTCTATAAGATTTCCTGGAGCACTTGCTGCAGTATATGCAATATAGGTTTTCCCAGCATAACTAACAATTGAGTTTTTAGGATAGGCTAATCCAGCATCCCAAGATCCACGCCAGTCTATTTGACTTGGGCCTGTGGCCCCAGTGGGTCCTGTAGGTCCTGTAGGTCCAGTAGGTCCTTGAGGAACAGTAAAATTAAAAGTTGCAGCATGTATGTCACCAGAATTTGTAATTGCTGCAGATGTTCCTGGAAGTCCAGTAGATACTGAACCTAGAGTTAGGGTTGCTGCATTTCCAGTATCCCCTTTATCTCCTTTGTCTCCAGTACGAACAAAAGTAATATTAACATCTTTACCATCTACCCATGAAGTAACTGATCCAGATAACCAAGCAATTGGAACTTCAAAATATGTATCATGGTGATAATGTGCTCCAGTTATAGAGTAATAGGCAAAGTTATCTGGATTACCATATTCTTCTATTTTAAAGTGACCCTTAATTGCTGATGTTGAATCATCAATAGTTTGAAGATATGCAGAAGAGTCTATTCCATTAAAATCATAGTAGCTTATATAAAGCTCAGTAGCAGAGTTAATTGAATTATTTAACTTTAAATTTCCAGAACCTGGATTAGAATCTGTAGTATTTGTCAAATAGTTGTATTTAAATATTGCTCCACCGAATGATCCAGTTTCTCCCTTTGGACCAGTAGGGCCTGTTGGACCTGTTGGACCTGTAGGACCTCTCTGATCTTGGTATGGCAATAAATTATAGTGAGTAACACCATCACCAAATTTAGTTTTTAGTGTATCTACTTCAAGTGCTTGTTCACCCTCACCAAGAATTGGGTTGGTTGAATTCCAGTGGGCTGCATCGCCTCTTCTGATCTGTATT